ACGCTGGTGGTGGTGGTCAGGGTCAAGCCTGCGCTGCCAGTGCTGGTAGAGCCAACCTCCTTGGCGCTGTGCCACCAGACGCAAGCCGTTTCCCCGGAAAGGTCCGCCCCAGGCTCAAAGATCTTGTAGCTCGCAGTGTTGCCCAAGGACGCAATTGGGGTATCGCCGACCATGATGTCGCTGGGCAGGATCTGGTAGCGACCCTTGCCCACGCACAGTAACAACTCGCTCCACTGCTCACGCTCGGAGCCAAAGTACCGGTGAATGGGAAGCAGCAGATCGGGATAGCGCTTCGGCGAGCCGGCAAGTTCTGGAATGATGTCATTCAGCGCAACCTGATTGCCCTTCACCGTTGACAGGTCAAGATCCCGCGAAGTGCGGTTCTGGGTGCCGGGCAATTCTGGCGTTGCCGGGTCGAACGGATTGCCCAAACCAAACATCTTGGCCAGTGGGCCAGGCTTGAAGATCGTCTTGAGCGCGCTGCCTTTAGGCTCGATGTAAATTGACACCTGATCCGCTGGCCCAACCTGGGTTTCACTCCATCGCGACGGCTCAATCAGGTGATCGTTCACCAGGATGCTGATTGGCGGCACTGGACGCGGCTCGTAACTTGGCACCTTGGCTTTTAGCCAGCCCTCAAGGGTCGTGGCGTGCTCAAGCGGGTGCCGCTCAAGAGGCGCTCCCTCAAGCTTGCTCGGATAGATCTCGATCACGATGGTATTTCACCTTTGGATATGACCGCTCGAAGTCGATCAGGCGCATGTTTTCCACCCCGGATGTGGGGTTGATCTCAAAGACCCGCAGTTCGCCGTCAATCGGCACTACTACGCCGACATGAACGCAAAGGCCGCCATGGATCACAGCAGCAATCGCCCCCGGCACAGGAGGGCCAACAGGCATCAAATCGGAATACTTGGCGTACGCCCTGGCAGATGAGCGAAGGTCGCGGCGGTCAATAGGGCCGAAGGACGGCAACCGCGGGAGGCCAAGCACCTCCTCACGGATAGCCAGGACCAGGCCCCAGCAGTCGAGCAGGTATCGGCCGCCCACGACCTCACCCCGCGCCCCGTCTTGATACGTCGCGGTGAAATATTTGTCGTACATGGCGTGCTCTTGGCTGGCCAAAAAGCCAGTAACGCAGTCCGCATGCTACGTAGTAGCGTTGCGCCTGCATGAAGATAGATTTACCGCTCGGACGCGGGCAGCCGCAAACCGCACGCGAACGTTGGCAACGAATGACCTAGGAGGTCTGATTTGAGTACATATGCATCAGATATAGATAATGCGCTTCAGGCAGTAGCCAGGCAGGCTGAAAACGGCCTGAATCTCAAGGACCTTGAGGAGTCCACCACCTTTGAAGCGCTCGATGCACTTTCGAAGACCGGAATGGCTAATTTCATAGTTACCCGGCTTGCGAGTGGCCGATACCGATTCAGGTGGATAGCAAGTCCGCACATCATGCCGGCGGGCGAACAGCGCTTGAAGGAAATCCGCGGCGAGTAGTGCAAGTGGTCAAGCGAGAGCTTTAGCTACGGCTACCTGTCGAGCTTCGCTCTCGCCCTCAAGCTCAAGCAACAGCTCGGTTATTGCTGCGTGCAGCTCCCCACCAACACCGGTCTCATCAGAAACATCCCACCAGCCCCCCTTGATCATCTCAGCTTTCCGGCGGACGCTGGCCTCTAGAGCCCTGAGACGATCCAGGTCGGATATCATTCGATTAAAGTCAGCGATGACTTCAGCCTCTGCGCCGGACAACTCTAGGTGCGAGAAAACTTTCCCAACGCCCAGCTGGACGATGAGCTCGCCCCCGGCCACTGAGACCCCCAGGCTTTCGCCAGATTGATTTTTCAAGACAACTTCAGTCATGGGTATCACCATTCAAAGGTAAGTTAGCCCAGGGGCAAATTCAGTGGTGTAACGATCCCGGGGCCAGCCCAGGTTTATCAGGTCGAAATAGCCGGCTTCGACCTGCACGGTAGGACCATCCATGGTCCCACCGAACGTCGTCATCCGGTAAGGCCGCTCAGCCGGCTCGCTGAGAACGCTTTCCAGGTAAGAGCGATAGACGATCGTCACTCGCTCCTCTGCATCAAGCGAAGCATCCAGGCGGCGCTGAGCTTCGCCTGTAACGTTGTCGATCACGAAGCTCAGCGTCTGGGCGCCCGAGTTGTCTCGTTTGGGGAGAGCGACATCGATAGCCGCCGCCTGAAACGTGACTGTCGAACCGGCCTCGGTGGTGGCCACCAGGTCCTCAAAATCTTGCACCAGGTAAAGCGGCCCGTCCCATGCAGGGCAGGACAGTTCCAGCGTTGAGATGATGTCGTCGCCACCGGAGGCGTACACGATTTCAAGTGCGCTCACCGCGATGCCCTCCTCAGTCCATAAGCGCTGCCGGCTGCACGGCTAACTTTCCCGGTGCCACTGGCGAAGCCCTTGGCAATGTGCTCTTCGGCGGCAGCAATGAACACTTTGAGTGTGTCCCCGTCCATACGCGTGCTAACTTCATCACCGCCGTAGTTGTGCACCTGAACGTTGAGTGGCGGTGCGGCTTTTTCTTTCATCCCGCCTGAGTCCGGCCCAGCCCCTGCAGCGCCATTGGCTGTCACGAATGCAGCTCGGCCGTCACTGATGGCCTCCAGCGTGCCAACCCCGATGCGCGCAGTAGCCTCGGCATCGAACACATACTCACCACGGTGAACCGGGCCCGCGACCTCATCCCGACGGCCGTTACCCGTGTAGCCACCATCCATGAAACCCACGCCAGCCATAGCAGTCATGCCCACAGCGGATGCCAGGGGCGTGGCAATACTTAGGGCCGTAGCCATTGCCCCAGGCGCCAATATAGGGCCGACGATCGGGATTGCGGCTGTCGAGGCAAAGGCCGCGAGACCCGCCTGAAGCGCCGTAGCTTGAGCGTTTGCCGCCAACATTCCAGCAGAGCTCGCCTGCGTTGTCTTGCCTACCACCAACTGAACGGCTTGATATACAAGCCACTGCGCTGCCATGTCGGTAAGCGCATTCAGCACAGACTGAGAAAAGCCACTGATCATGTTGCCCAAAGCATCCCCGGCATTCTCCGCGCCGCTGGCAACATCGCTCATGAAGGTGCTCAGCTCGCCCCGGGCGCTACCCAAGATGCCGGTTGTGGCATCGGCTGCCTGGGCCGAGTAGTTCCTTGCCTCGTCGGCATAGTTCGCCCAGGCCTCACGCACCCCGTTCATCCAGCTGGACTGCTGCTCGTCAACCGCCGCGTAGTAGTTCTGCTGGCTCTCGAGCTGCTTGTCTAACTCTTGCTTCAGGATCTCGGTTTCGCCGGCGTACAGCTCTGGACTGATCTGCCCAGTGTTACGCTGCTCGTTCAGCGCTTTGAGATCCGCGACATACTTCTGCCGAAGAGCAATCTCGGAACGCATACGGTCCCGCGCCTTGTCGCCCAAGCCAATACCAGCAAGCTCCTGATCAAAACCGTCAGCCTGGGTCTGAGTGCCACTCTGCTGCGCGGACCTGAAGGCACTGAGCTTCAGATCGTCTTCATTGGCCTTCTTGATCTTGTTCAGCACGTCCAGTTCAGCAGCAAGCTCAAGTAGGCGTTTCTGCTGGGCTGTGGACAGGTTGCCGAGTTTTCCCTCCTGGAGTTCGAAGGAAAGCTTGGCGACCTCAGTGGCATCCTTGTGCTTGTCGCCAGTTGTGTTGATCAGCTCAATCTGGCGCTTGTAGCCTTCCTCAACTGCGTCGAAGTCTTTCATCTGCTTTTTCGCAGCCTGGTCTGACTTGGACTCACCCTCACGCTTGGCCTTGCTGGCCTTGTCGTTAGCCTTCTTCTGCGCCTCGATGGCGTTGGCTGCCGACAGGATAGCCAGCCGATCGGTCTCGGTGAGGTCTGCATTCTCGGCGATGTAGCGGTTTGCGATCTTGATCGCGTCGTTGTTGTCTTGCAGGCCGCCGAGCTGTTTCTGCAGGGTTTCCAGGTAGGTCTGGCCAGCGCTGCTCATGCCGGTCTTCGCGGCATTGTTTGCTTCGGTCGCGACCGTGTTTTCCTTGGTGACCCCGGTCAGGACGCGCAAGGTTTCGGCAATCAGGCCTGAACGCTGGTCAGCATCACTGACGGCGCCCGCCTGGGTGATCCACCCCTGCATCGTAGCCGCTGGCAGTTGCAAGCGTGCCCCCACCTCCTTGAGGATGGGGGCAAGGTCTGCACCCGATGACCGAGCCTCATTCAGCCGGTCGATGATTCCTTGGTAGTCGGCAAGTTGCTTGTTGTACTGACCACCGGAGTCGCGGACAGGTGCTGTAACTGTGGCTGAACGGATGGCCTGGGCAAGTTCGCCGTAGGCATCCTTGATCTTGTCTGTGGCGTTGATCTGCTCCTGCTGCCACTTCACCTGAGCGGCTTCGCGCTGGTCCCGATTGAGCTTTTGGAACTCCTCCCGCAGCTGAGATACGGGCTTTTGCATATCTTCCAGGCTAACGCCAGCCTGTTCAGCATTGTCGCGAAGTAGGAGAAAGCTCGCCGCCGCGGTGCCGGCGAGAATCGCCAACCCCATGGGTCCGCCCAGGCCGGCAAGGAGGCCGGCCGAAGCAGCCTTCAACCCAGACTGAGCTGTTGCTACTGCGGCAGTTGCAGCGGCCTCCTTTGTCCGCGCCGTTGCGAGCTGAAGGGACATTTGAGTCTGAACAGCGGTACCGCGCGCCGCAATCGCCTCCCGCTCAGCAAGAATGGTGGCAGTCTGAGCCTTCCGTTGATCAGCTATCGCCGCCTGCAGTGTTGCCTCAGCCTGGGCAATGCGCGCAGCACGGTCAGCCCGCGCGGCCTGCACGGCCAGTCCAGTTTTCGCAACGTAGTTGGTCAGCGCAGCGGCACCGACGCCGCCCATGGCCACGGCCACCAGGTCCACATTGTCAGCCAACGCAATCAGAACGTTCGCAAAGCCAGCGACGATGCCGGTTTGCTCTTCCATGCCACCCAGGAATGCCTGAATGGCGTTGCTGATGTTCACCATCGCGTCCTGCACGCTGGTGGACATGTCGGCCGCCGCCTTGCGGTTGACCTCCACGGTGCTCAG